TAATAAAGAATTATTAAGAACTCATTTAAAAAATGGGACGGAACAGGGATAACCTGTTTAGGAAAAGAAAATGGCAAGACAAGGCGGATTTCTTAGCGGACCAAGTGTACATGGTACATCAAAGTTAGCTAAACATAAATTAAAAAGAGGTCTCACTAGAGACATGAACGCAGCAGCAGGAAACTTTGTAAATACAAAAACTCCTATGTCCACTCCTGGTGGATTCTATGGCTCTGCACCGAAAGCAATCGGACCAAGATTCGGCAAAACTACTAACCCAAAAAGGGCTAGATTTGGTAAAAAAGGTGCAGGTCGAATACTACGTAGAAGATAAATATTATTCACAAAGACTTTCATATACTAATGAAAGCAGGACGACTTAATAAAGTCGTGAACATGATTCATAATGGCACTAACGACAGCAGAAAAAGCAAGACTAAAAAGGGCAGGACTAAGCGGTCTAAATAAACCAAAAAGAACTCCCAAGCACCGAACCAAAAAAGCTGTAGTAGCTGTACGAGTTGGTGGCAAAGTGAAAATCATTCGCTTTGGAGCGCAAGGCATGGGACATAATTATAGTCCAGAAGCACGACGCAGTTTCAAAGCGAGACATGCTAAGAATATCGCAAGAGGTAAATCTTCAGCAGCCTATTGGGCAAACAAAGTATTTTGGGCAGGTAAAGGTGGTTCAAAGAAAAGACCACCTCGCTCCCAAAAAAGACAACTTGGAATCAAACGAAGGAAATAATGAGTACAATACCAAAAGTAATTGACCGCAGAGAAGTATGGCTAGATGCAATATCTATTGATGCGGCAGACATGTTATCAAGATTACAAAATCGCAAACTTAATGGAATCACTCTCTCTGATAAAGAAGAGGATCTTTGTGAAATAACAACTGGTTACTTATATCTTCTTAGACTTTGTAAAGAATATGGAATGTTTGATTCCGATGACCCGTTTAATTTATTTGAAAAAGAGACCCTACATTGATTGAAATCAGCCGTTCAGATATTGTATCTGACTATCACATGGATTTAACTCCAGAAGTTCGTTTTATTAAGTTACCTATTGAAGGATACTTAGATTTATTAAATGTTACTCCAAACTCATCTCAGACTGCAATTATCAATGCAATCAATAATCCCAAATATCGTTTTATCACTGCAGCCGTATCACGGAGACAGGGCAAAACTTATATTAGCAATATTATAGGACAGCTAACATGTTTAGTACCGGGCTCTCATGTATTGCTTATGTCACCAAATTACTCACTATCCCAAATCTCATTTGACTTACAGAGAAATCTCATCAAGCATTTCGATTTAGAGGTAACACGAGATAACGCAAAAGACAAAGTTATTGAACTATCGAATGGTTCTACTATACGAATGGGTTCTATTAATCAGGTAGACTCAGTAGTTGGTAGAAGTTATGATTTAATTATATTCGACGAAGCCGCACTTACAGACGGCAGAGATGCTTTCAATGTAGCACTACGTCCCACACTCGATAAGGAGAACTCTAAAGCAATTTTTATATCTACACCACGGGGTCGAAATAATTACTTTGCTGAATTTTACTACAGAGGTTGGACTGATGAGTTTCCAGAGTGGTGTAGTATAAAAGCTACTTATCATGAGAATCCTCGAGTATCAGAGGCAGATATTCTAGAAGCAAGAAAGACAATGTCAGAGGCTGAGTTTAATCAAGAATACATGGCAGACTTCAATGTATTTGAAGGACAGATATGGAAATTTAATCATGAAAAATGCACTGGTGATTTCTCAGAACTCGATATAAGAGATTTAGATGTATTTGCAGGACTTGATGTTGGCTATAAAGACCCAACAGCATTATGTGTTATAGCATATGACTGGGATACTTCAACTTATCACTTAGTAGATGAATACTATAACTCAGAAAGAACAACAGAACAACATGCAGCCGAAATACGAAAACTAATAGAGAAATGGGATATAGATTATATCTACATTGATTCAGCTGCTCAACAGACAAGATACGATTTTGCACAAAATTATGATATTAGTACTATCAATGCGAAAAAATCAGTACTAGACGGAATAGGGCATGTAGCGGGCATAGTCGATAACGATGGGCTTATGGTCGATCAGAAATGCAAAGAAGCTCAAATGTGTTTAGATCAGTATCAGTGGGATCCAAATCCTAATTTAATGAGAGAAAAGCCAAAACATGACATGGCATCTCATATGGCTGATGCTTTACGATACGCACTCTATTCATTTGAAACCAATATCACTACATTCTAATAAGACCTGTTAAAAACAGTTCTTGACATTTGATGTAAGTTTTTGGTATAATTCTAATTAAGAGTAGAAATATGAAATTAAAAAGAGATTTAGTTAAATATGTCAGAGACAAAGCTAAATCAAAATATAAGAAATCAAATAATTGTTATATCTGTGGCGACACAGATCATCTAGACTTTCATCATTATTACGGATTGACCGAACTACTAGAAACTTGGTTAAAACAGAAAAAGATTACTATAGAGAAGGAACAAGACATACTAGCACTTCGGGAATCCTTTATTGATGATAATTACGACAAGGTGTACGATTATACGGTAACTCTCTGTCACAAGCATCATCTTAGACTACATTCGATTTATGGTAAACGACCCAAATTGATTACTGCAGAGAAACAAAATAAATGGGTCGAGATTCAGAGAGAAAAACAACATGGCATGGTACGATAGACTATTAGGTAGAACTCCCGAAACTGAGGATAAACTCAACCCTGCCCAATATGTTATTTCTAGAAATGAAGGTCTAACTGTAGATTCTCGTGAAGTTGTTACTAATTATAAAAATGCGTATGAACAACTAGAAATAGTAAATAGAGCCGTTAACATGATTGTTGACGATGTTGCAGACATACCGTACACTCTTGGAAATCAGACTCCAGGAGTAAGCAATATTGTAAAAAATATTCGAAGATCAAAAGTAGATCTTTTAATTAATAGAGAGCCAAATCCTTTTCAGGATATTAACTCATTTAAAAGAAACTTAATTATTGACTTAATGATAGATGGAAACATCTTTATCTATTTTGACGGAGCACATCTCTATCACTTACCAGCAGATAAAGTAAGAATAGAAACAGATTCCGCAACTTTTATTTCAAAGTACACATATGAAAACAGTATAGATTATAGTCCAAACGAGATTATACATATTAAAGAAAACAGTTTTAACTCTATTTATAGAGGAGTACCTAGACTCAAGCCTGCATTTAGAACTATGCAGTTATTATTAAGCATGAGAAACTTCCAGGATAACTTCTTCAAAAATGGAGCAGTGCCAGGATTGGTACTCAAATCACCAAACACACTTTCAGAGAAGATAAAAGAAAGAATGTTACAGGCATGGGTTGCAAGATATAACCCACAATCTGGCGGTCGTCGCCCACTATTTTTAGATGGCGGACTAGAGGTTGAGAACTTGACAGAAGTAAACTTCAAAGACTTAGATTTCCAAGAAGGTATCAAGTCAAATGAAAGAATTATACTAGAAGCAGTGGGAATACCACCCATTTTACTAGATGGCGGTAATAATGCAAATATAAGACCTAATCATAGGCTTTATTATTTAGAAACAATTTTACCAATCGTAAGAAAATTAGGGTATGCGCTAGAGCGTTACTTTGGTTTTGAAGTAGCTGAGGATGTAACAGGAATACCTGCTTTACAACCAGAACTAAGAGACCAAGCAGCATATTATGCTACTCTTGTAAATACAGGGATTATGTCCCCGAACGAAGCAAGAGAAGCTTTAGGTAAAGATCCAGTTGATGGATTTGATGAACCTAGAGTACCAGCAAATATTGCAGGCTCAGCAACAAACCCCGAAGAAGGAGGTAGACCTCAAGAGGCTGCCCCAAGCGAAGAGGAATAAACAAATGACAAAAGATATGATGGCTAAAGCATTATCCGACTGGTTTGTAGAACAAGGAGTCGAAAAGATGGATTTACGAACTTATAAAAGTCATGGTAATGATGTACCTGTTAAAGATTACTTGCTCAGAAGAGCATTTGGATCTTGGAGCAGAGTTCTAAATGCTATGAAGAAAAGACATCCAGTCGCTGTAGTAGAAGCTCCCGCTCCTGCTCCCGCTCCAAAAGCAAAACCGAAAGCGCCTGCTAAGAAAGCGGAGAAGAAAGATGTCAAATAAAATTTATCACTGGACTAGCACTTTTAAAACATTAGGCGAAACCGATGACGGTGGAGTTGATATTAAAGGATCTGCTAGCACTAACGCTCTTGATAGAGCAGGCGACATAATCGAATCAGATGCTTGGGCAAAAGGTGGATTGGAAAACTATAAAGGTAATCCAATTATTTTGTTCAATCATAATTACGACAAACCAATAGGTCGTGCAAAAGATTTAAAAGTTACAGACAATGGACTGGAGATTTCTGCAAAGATTTCAAAAGGTGCAGGTGATAATGTAACACAACTTATTAAAGACGGTGTCCTTGGGGCTTTTTCTGTTGGTTTCAAAGTCAAGGACGCTGATTATATGACCGAAACCGATGGATATAAGATAAAGGACGCAGAGCTTTTTGAAGTTTCTGTAGTATCAGTGCCATGCAACCAAGGGGCAACCTTTGGATTAAGCAAGTCATTTGATTCTATGGACGAATACAATGAGTATAAGCAAACTTTTTATAAGGCTAACTTAAAAGATTCAGCAGACGCTGTTGAAATTGAGCAGCCAAGTACGGCGAAAGCCAAGGAAATGGAGACAAATATGTCAAAAGAAAATAAATCTCCTGAAAGCAACCCAGAGTTCAATCTTGAATCATTTGCTGCAGAAGCTGCTGAAAAAGCAGTTGCTCAGTATGCAATGAAACAAGCCGAACTTAAAGCTGCTGAACAGAAGGCTGCAGAAGAAGCTGCTCAAAAAGCATCTGACGAAGCTGAAGTTCAAAAAGCCTCCGAGGAAGCAAAACAGGAAGAGCAAAAAACTGTGATCCAAGCTGGATTAACAGGTGCTGAAAAATTAATGTCTGACGTTGAGTCAAGAGTGAAAGAAGACTATTCTAATTTAGAAGGTGTCGTTAAATCACTTGAAGCACAACTTGCAGAGAAGTC